CGAATATTTCGACATACGCCCGACCAGCTTTTATTGCACCAGTATTCATTTCGCTCCCTTCGGTCGCTCAATAGTTATCAGCTATCAGTCCTCAGTCTTCAGCAAATTCTTTTCGCTGACAGCTGATTACTGATGGCTGACTGCTGTTTTAAACGCTTCTCGCAATACACCAATATTCTCTCGCGTCACTAAGACTGAATCCTTTTTGACAGCATAGTAAGGATTGAAGTCAGTTGGCCTGAATACCTTACTCTTCTTCGGGTCGCGGTTTATGTTTGCCAGTAACGCCATAAGATTTGATGCCCTTGACCACGCATCGCGGCCTGCGCCTTCGGACATCCACAGAAGCTCCCTTAAAGTAAGACCGCCAGGGTCAACGCCTATCGCGCCAGCTAACTGGTAGATGAGCTCCCAAGTATCTTGGCCAGTTCCGCTTGCGGATTCATCGCTTCGAGTCTCAGCCTGACGTTCTCCACAGCCATTTCTATCATTGTCTTCTGCGCAGCTACAGCCTTGGCTCTGTCGGGCCTGCCGCGCTTTTGGAAAAAATCAATGAGTTCCTCATAGAGAGCTGTTTGAGCGGCAAGGATAGCATCGCCGCCCAGCGCACGACCAAAATCGACATCAGTAACTCCGAGTGCATCGGCCTGCGGTTTAATTAAACAGTACACAACATCACAGAGCAGAATCTCGTCGGTGCCAAGACGTGTCAGGAGAGGCGGTTCTCCCGCCTCCGGCTCGACAAGATTGACACCAAGTAAATCTCGTACACGTTTTACACTGTCGATTGTCATTGCAACCGACCACGTCTTGCCGGCATTATCAGTAAATGCTTTCATTCTATTCCATCCTGTCTTTTAGAAACTCTAAAACAAAAAGAAATTTGTACATAATTTTTGTATCTCGTGAAGCGTATCTCGTTGTTTTTCGCTTCACGCTTCACGAACGACGAAATACGCCTGACTATACACCATCAATTGCCCACGCCTTATACGTCGTCAGCTTGGCGGTGATATTGTACTTGATAGCCTCGGTGAGCGTTTCGTCACGACTGAACTCTGTAATAGACCAGTCGCCAACGGGACCTTCCACTCCGGTAACTGCCTTTGCTCCGGTAAGTACCGCAAGTCCAATCGCGGTATTGGCAAGCCACGCTGTCCTGAGCGCTATCAGTCCGGCATCACCTGCCTTTGCAACTAAGCCAAATGATACTTCCGCCTCCTTGAGCGTCGGCGCTATTGCTTTCCAGCCGGAGTTTGCGCGGGTAGTAATATCAGCATCGCTGGTGCTGATTTTTAGAGATACATCCTGAACGCGGTCTAAAGTAAGCGTAAACGTCGTTAATGCCGAACCCAACGTTGCGTTGTAATACAGTTTCGCATCGATACCGAGCATAAAATCAGGTGTTGTTGCCATTTTTAAAACTCCTTATAATAAAATTACTTTTTAATACTATTAGCCCACATAGCGGGCAGTTTTGGTAAATTCTTATTTAGTGCCGGTCGGGTAGGCGGGAGTCGTTACCGACTCCCACCCCCCTCAGAACCGTACGTGACGGTTTCCCGTCATACGGCTCAAGCGTCTGGAAGGCGCGGCCGAGGCCGCACCCGGCGCACCGGGACCACCGTCGCAGAAAGACTGCGGTGGCATGCCGAGTGCATCAGACAAGATTTCTCTGACTTATTCTGACCGTTAAGGGTACGACACGTATATGGATACACACCCAGTTCATTCTGAAGTATGCCCCATTCGTTCATTCCACCTAACGACAGACCACAGACCGGACAGAGTCCATCCTGTGAAAGCCAGAGGTCGCGAGCGGCTGGCGATTGCCACAAAGACCGTTGCACCCGCTGCCTTTCTCGCCAAGCGAAATAGGTCTGCCCATCCGCATCATACGGGTTGGCATCCAATCTCACTTTCACGTGCCTGGATATCCGAATCTTGGTGGCCAACACGATAAATCTTTTGTTCCTATCAAGGCCAACACCCTGAAAGATCCATTCCCGCCCATGTGCGCGGGAGAAGTATCTATCGTGAATCCACCGTGCGCCTTTGTTACGATGCCTGCGCACAGCCCACCGCCATAAGGCTTTCCAGATCGCGTGATCGACTGCCTTGAAGATTTCGCTACTGACGACATGCCGATAGTAGTTGACCCAGCCCCGTATCTTGGGGTTGAGCATTTCAATCAGCACGTACGCTGCAACGGTAGGATTGCTTCGGATGATTTCCCGGATTCCTTTCAGGAATGCCTTAATGCTCTTGCGAGCGGGCTTGACGAACAATTTGTCGTCATATTTCCTGAAGTTAAAACCGAGAAAGTCAAATCCGTCTTCAATATGCGTGATGGTGGTCTTTTCTTCCGAAAGGGTTAAACCCCGCTCGGCCAAAAAGTTTCGCACCAGCGGTTTGACCTCGTTTTCCAAGAGCTCTTTCGAGTTTCCTGTAATGATGAAATCATCCGCATACCGCACCAAATAGACTTTAGGATTGACAGCCAAATGACGTAGACCGTATTTACGGTACGCTTTGCGCCGACAGAACTCGTCGTACAGAAGTCGTTCGAGTCCATCTAAAGCCAGGTTGGCCAGAACCGGTGAAATTATTCCGCCTTGCGGCGTTCCCGATTTTGTATCGAAGAAACATCCATCTTCCATGTATCCCACCTTCAGCCATTGGTGAAGTATTCGCTTCTCTATAGGCACGTTATTCACGAGCCATTCTTGGCTGATGTTATCGAAACAGCCTTTTATGTCGCCTTCGAGCACCCAGGGCGGACTATCCTTCTTGCTGAGGAATACGAAACCGTATTCTTCCGCGTCCGCGCAAGTTCGCTTGCGGCGGAAACCGAAGGAAAATCTGTCCGCCAGACATTCCGCCACGGGATCGAGTGCCAGTAGGTATAATGCCTGCATGGCCCGGTCCTTCATGGTTGGTATGCCCAATGGCCGCATTTTTCCGTTCGACTTGGGGATATACATGCGGCGGAGCGGCTTAGCTCTGTACCCTTCAGGGCGCAACTCCCGAATGGCTTTCGCCTTCTTTCTTGGCGAGTTCCAGAGTATGCCGTCTACCCCAGCAGTCTTCTTGCCTTTATTTTCCGTGACTCGTTTGACGGCAAGTGCTTTGCCTGCAAACGAGCGGGTCAGGATACGCGACAAGGCTTTCACCTTGCTGTGTCGTCCTTCCCTCTGCGCCTTCACGATTCGAGCCTGGAGACGCTGGATGGTCTTGTCAACTTTGCGCCAGTCTATGGCGTTCCAGTCGGCAAGTTCAGAGGCGCGCACGTTGGGCGTTTCCGCTTCAACGTTCATTGTTTCGCTTTCCTTGATTTTCATTCCATAACTCCTGTCGTAATCGTGACCAGATACCCGTCCGAAGTCTGCTCCCTTTCGGGTGGGGCATCGCGCCCCTATCCCTTCCGTTACAGAAGGGCATTCGCTTCCTCGGACATCCTCTACCCGCATCCCTATCGGCTCGCCTCGCGGCGGCCTACCCCGTGTGTCTGTCATTGCGCGACCTGCGGGGAGCGGATACGGGCTTACTGCGTTACGCCCTATGCATCCGAGTGGGTTAGGTCCTGCCTCTTCGCCGGGGAACTCATGTTCCGCGAAAGCCGGATGACATCAGCCTGCTTTCACGTTCCCTTGCCTTTTTGGCTGAGCCTATCAGCACCTTAGGCTCGTTCCATCTGACGACGTTTATCAGCAGTTCACATATGTTGACCATACCACTCAAGCCTCGCCTCCCAGCCGCGTTGGTGCTCGCAGCTACGGGCTGCCTCACGGCATACCCTTGCGGAGTACTTTGTCCCCGGAGCTTCACACCGTCGGATTACTCCGACCGCATGTCCGGGTAGGCTACCGCTGGCGGAACAGCGGCTCTGATCACACTCCTTTCTCGCGAATTGAATCGCGCCAGAGAGATGCAATAGGCGTCCTACGCATCGCACGGGTCATATACGGCCTGGCGGCGATAGTCACTCTCTTTGTTGTTCGATTACCGTTCGCGTAAAACGAACTTGATTCTGTCGAACCCCCGTATTCGAGTGTATGCGGTGCATCCTTTCCTTTGACTCCGCCGAGCTTTGCCGGGCCGACGACAACCGACTGAGTTGATGTATCGTAGCCAAAGAAAATAAATCGTTTCAGTAATCCGGTCTGACTTCTTGGCGGCTGGCCGGGTAAGCTGGTCTTATGTTTCCTGCCGCCTGGTTTAATACTGCTCTTTGCTTCTCTGCGAATAAATGCACCAATTTTACTCAGCACAGAACGAGCCGCCTTGTCCGTAGCAGCAATCACTTCCTTACTGTCAAAGAACATCTTCTTGAATTGGATGAGATTCTTTGCCATCACCAACTCCATCCACCTAAGGATCCGCCACCGCCTAGAACTAATGTTCCTGTTATATCTCCATGAACAACGCCTTTTTTGACGTTAGAGGCGGCAAGTTGCAGCGGAAATTTGTATGTTCCAAACTGGAAGTAGTTGCTCTGCTGGGCTGCCAGAATGGTGATTGGCTTGTTGCTGTTGGATGCCAGGCACAAGGCCGTATTGATCACAGTGGCGTTCTCCAAAGTCACAAGATGCGATGCACCAGGCGAATAAATCCCGTAAGTGTTGGCTCCGTTTCCTGGAGACAAAATGCCTCCGGAAATCTTTACTGTCGGAGTTCCGCTGTAACACCAAATTCCATACGGAGCGTATCCACCACCTGCAACACCTCCGGTCACATTGGTTGCTGTTACAATAGCAGCGCCGCTGGCCAGCCAGATAGCGGATTCAGTGCTTCCGACCACATTGGTTATATTGAGAACGGCAGCTGCACTGAGCTTGATGGCCGCACTGTCCATACCGTTGCTGCCGTAGGCGTTCACTACCGTGAGCGTAGCTGCAGCGGTGCAGGAAATTCCAATACATGAAGGTCCAGCGGTATTCGTACCAGCATAGACGTTCGTTGCTTGAATGGAACAGACCACAGCACTGTAAAAGCCGTTTGCATCCATGCCGGTTCCGGCCTTGACCGTAGTGAAGATGAATGAAGCACCAACTCCGGTGTTCTTCACACCATGACAACTCATGCCAAAGTTCCCACCGCCTCGGATTTCAGTAATGCTCACCGTTCCAGCGGCTGTGTTCAAAAGCCCGAATGCTTCCATACCCGCGGTGCTTCCAATCAGCACACCATTAATTGTAAGGGCCCCTGTTCCGGAGAATGTAATCAACGTGGCAGTTCCGGCCAACAGCGTTGTGGCAGTTATAGAAAGGCCATTAACGGAACAAGTGATGTTTCCAGTGCCTGTGCTGCTTGCCGCAACACCAGCATAAATGGCTGCGAGAGCGGCTGTTGAAATATCCAAGGCCACCGTCTTGCTATTCAAGAAAACAGTATCACCGGCCCCTGGAGCAATACCGAGTGCACTGCCACCGCTGGCCGCTGCAAACCAGTTGCCATCGTTCCATGTGCCATTTGCCTGTCTGTATCTGTCAGCCATTAGATTACCTGTCGAATTTTGTTGATTTCGGCAACAATCGCCACGAGGTTTGAATACACAGCGCCAAACTCTTTACTAAGATGCGCGATGTCTGAATCCAACTCAGCTATATTGCCCAGGAAGATTGTTTCTGCATTGCCGCTTTGTTTCCAGATTCCATTGTCATCGATATTGGCCGAAGCAATCACTATCTGAGCCGATGAACGCAATTGTCCGTTCACAATCCCTGTGTGGATGATGACCTGTGGAATGAATACCGAGTTGGGAACGACCGGAACTTTCTGAGTAGGGATGGGAGCGGATACGACTTTTCCATCAATGGTGTCTTTTACCAAGAATACATCCGCTGATTTTGAATCCGATAGTATGATGTCTTTTATTTCTGCTGGCATAAAAATTACCTTTCTATATTAAAATTCATATTTTGTGACTACTTACAGCCGCCACAGTACCCTTACTTTTGCATCTGCATCCGTTGAATAGAAAAAGAGCTGATTGAGATTCCTCATTATCGGGAGGGCTAAATCTACCGATGGGAGCGGATAACCGGCTGCATCCGTAACAGCGCTCGATGCACCTATAGGTAACGGTTTCCGATATGTGTTTGATTCGCATATCAGAAAGCCACTGGGCACCGGTTTTTAATATGTTGGCCATTTCACATCATCTCAATCAAATAGACTCTGGACTTTAGACCTTGGGCTTTGGGTTAGACTTCGGGTCAGAAAGTTTTTTTTACCTAAAGCCAAAAGCCCAGAGCCTAAAGCCTATTATGCTTCCTGAGCCCACGTTCCACGAATTGCGGCAATTCGATAGCCATCTGTGCCATCAGCAACGAATGCGATGAAGTCGCCTTTCTTGGCTGTCGCTTTGGTGTTCGAGAGCTTCTTGCCATCGCCACCAGCGGCAACACCAAGACCGCCGATATTCTTATCTGCCGCCTGGAAATCAACCTCAACGAGAGCAGCACCGTCAGCGGCCATATTACAGACTGTAAACTCCAAACCTGCCGCTGTTGCAGGCAGAGTGATTACAGCGGCGTCCGCTGTTACATCGTAGCAAACACCAGACTCCGTCACTCCTGCATTTGCACTTGCTGCCTTTGTGATACGAGCACCCTGAGCGAACGTCGGTATTCGCGGGTTAAACTTGTTGATTGCGACATAGACTTTTTCATCCGCTGCCGCAGCACCAATAACGGCCATACCAAGCAGGACATCTGCTGATGCCTGGGCATCGCCGCCAATCTGCGTAGCTGCGCCTGTGCCGGCAGTGCCGACTTTCGGATTGCCGTTGGCATCGAACCAGACGGGCAGACCGGCAACGAATGCCTCATCCTTTTTTGGAACTGCAAAAACACCCTCTACGGCTAATGTACCTTTTGCACCTGCCGCAATATCACACTTGACAACGCCAACCTGTCCGTTGAGTACTACAATGGTACCCGCTGTAACATCGCTGGCCGGTGTGTAATCGATTGATTTTCCATTTTGATAGAAACTAATCATTGTTTTTTACTCCTATAAAAAAATATCTGAAAACTGATAACTGAAAGCTGATAGCTAATATCACGCTTCACCTTTTATTTTCACCGCGCCCCGATAATCCTGCTCTTTGACCCCGAAGTCGATATAGCCTCTGAACTGGATACCGAGCGTATTAAAGTCGGCATCGGTCTTTTCAACGGTCGGCCTATCAATTCCATTGAGGAACGCAACCTCAATAGCAGGCAGACGGTTAGGGTCAGCAAACAGATACCACGCCTTTGAGCTGTATCCTGGAAAACTCGCATTACCCAGATACGAAGAACTCACAACAGAGTACTTGCCGGCATGCGGATTATCCTGGGGTTTGCCCTTATCGGCTGTGGTAGTCTCATTGAGTTTGAGAGAACTCATAAGAAGCTGAGCCTGCACCTTCAATGCGTTGGGTACCAGCAGAATACTTGGCGCGATACCTAAAGGCCGTTTGTTCGGCTTGGTCTGATCCAAAAACAACAGCTCAGCAAGCGTAAGACCATCGACGCTCAATACTGTTTCTGCACCGGCCAGATAATTCTTATTATTGGTACTGAAGAACGTGCCGGGATTAGATAAGAGCAATGACCATACAGCCTCGGCTATTGCCTCGGCAGCGCCCATACCTATTTGACGGGGCAGATCTGTAAATGCGCCCATATCATCGTTGATGATCATCTGACGGGTAAGAGCGAACATAATGCCGTGAGTATCGGCCTTTTGCGAGAATGCCTGCTCACCTATAGAGCCATGCTTTATCTCACCATCGGGGCCAATAGCCTCGAATTTCAAATTGCCGGTCATGCGATAGCGGGTATGCTGTTTGAAATCGTTGACCGATGCTACCTTGCAAATCTGCCGCCATGCATCCTCGATATAGTTATAACCTTCCAACAGCATTTTATTAGCGATGTTAGACAATATCCCCGGCAGCGAGAGAGTACTGAACGCAGCCTGCAGCCAGCCTGCGGCATCGCTGCGAAAACGCGGCAGCTGTTTTCCTACAGCCCGCTCGCAGAACTCCTGGATACCCATACCGCGCATTTTATCTGCAGCGTTGAGGGTCTTGTCATCGTACATGGCAGCAAGCCGCTTGGCTGTTATTCCGGCAGTTATCATTGCCGATGCCTCAAGAATTGTCGGTGTTGTCTGGCCGGCATGTTCATGGATGGCAGGCGCTTTGGGTCTTGATGTTCTAAGAACTTCAAGCTCGGTTCGTTCCTTATCCCAGCCATCTTCAATTGCCTTTGCCTCGATGTCCGGGAATTTGCCTCCGCAAGTTTCCTGAATAGCCGAGATGCGTTTGGTCTCAGCAGCAATCTTCTGACGCATCTGGACAACGGGGTCAGCGATGACAGGCGCTGCCGCCGAGGCATTGATGGTTTCAGGAGTCGCAGGTGTGGGTGCGAGTGTGGGTGTGGGTGTGGGTGTGGGTGCCTCTACCTTTGTCGGCTCGGTTGCCTTTTGGACTTCTGGTTTGGTAACTTCTGTTGAACTTTGTGGTACTGTCTGCATTTGAATCTCCTTTGCTGCGATTTTAGCGCTGGTTTTTGTATCAGCGCCGTTATCGACAAAACTGATTTCTTTTAAAACTGATTGACGAACGATATGAACCGGACCATCAAAAGTCCGGCCGTTGACTTGAATGTTCTGGCCGTTGGGTACGAATTCCACCTTTACAACAGCAGCGCCGATTGACGCCTGCCATGGGAATCCATTGCCTCCGCTTTTGGCGACATCGCGTGCCCAGCTGGTATCACGGCTAATGAGACCTTCGGCAGTCACCTGGCCATTTTCAATAGTTACACACCGGGTATGTCCTACTCCCTGGCGTGGATTATGGTCTAACCGAATAGGTATATCCTGCCTCGGAATAGACAGACCCTCAAGATCGACTACCACAGGATGCGGAAATCCCTCGATATTCATCGGACCACCGGTATATGCGACCATTGCAAATTTAGGAATATCCTTACTATCTGCTGCGGCTGCAATTGAAAGCGGGCATGTAAATTCAAACGAATCAGGCAACTTGTTTTGCATTTGTATTCTCCTTGGGTAACAGGCCAAGTTCGGCCATGAGTTTTTTTTCTTTTGAACGCTGGCGAAGTTCAACTTCCCAGTCTTTACCCTGGCGGGCGAATTCAGCGGCTAATGTTGTTGTATTAGAGATAAGGCGCTTCGACTGGGCATTGGCCTCTTTGGCAGGATCGACATGCTCGACACCATCGAAAAACCACTGCCTTGGCAGATATGGCTGTCTTCTTAGGAATGCAAACTCTGTTAAAAGCTGCGCTTCATATAACCATGCCTCAAAAATCCTATCTAATACCACCTCGCCCATATGTGCCTGCTCGACGCGGATACTCTTATAATACGTCTGATGATCAAGCCTGCCGGATGCGTAGTTGTAGCCACTGGAATTACACAGTGCGATATTGAGAGGCATATTCATGCAGCGTGAGATCTCATTTAAGATCTCACGCTTGAATTCTGAATAGGTGGTTGTCGGCTGCTGGGCTTCGATTTGGCCGAGTTTCCAGCCATCGGGCAGTGTAGTTGCCATTCTCTTTTCGAGTCCGACAATATCCATCGGCTCTAAATTCGCCGCTTCACCGTTGGCAGGTGAATCCGTATAGAGCACCGCGGCAAAATCAGCGGCAGTCTCGGCAGCGCCAAGGACTGCTAAGGTATATCTGCGCAATTGCGCAAAGAGCGGCAGAGCAGGTGTAATCTCCGGGATACCTCTGTGCTGGCCGGGCCGGTCTATGCGGAACCAGTGAATCATCGCAGCTGCGCTGATACGGTCACAGTCCATAGAAAAATATCCACTATCACCCGGATGCTGCCTGAGGACATAATAAACGTTGGGATTACCGTAGGCGTCAAATTCAATACCATCGACAGAGTTATTTGCTATCAGCGTAAGCTGCGGGCTGGTAACTCTTTCAGCCTCTACGAGTTGAAGATCGAGTTTTACTGAGCATCGAAGCTGCATATTGGCAACCAGCATACCAAACGCCTCACCATCTCCGGCCTTGGCCATGCGCATCGTGCGAAGTTTTTCAGCTAAATTGGTACTATCTGCCCAGCGACTAAACTCAGTTTCGATGCGACGATTGATTTCGGGACTGTCGGTAAGGAGCTGCAATCGCGGCCCGGTTCCGATACAGTCATTGGCAATTGTAAGAATAATGCCCTTGGCATAAGAATTATTGGCAATCTCGTAGCGGCTCCGCTCGCGAAGTTTGCTACGAACATCTGCGCTTGCCGCGGCATCGGCTGAGAGCGAATCGGCGTTGGCCCAGTGGCGGGCGTTGTCGGCAGTGGTTTGCGCGGCGTCGAACCTTGCCCGCAGGATACGTCCTGCCGGATGAACAACTTTGCACCCTTTATTTTTGAACCACGAGAACATTTAATCTGCTCCTGGAGGAGATAATTTCGTGAATTTAATTCCGAGCCCTTTGCTCTGCGAAGCCGTCTTACTGGCCATATACTTATCGGCCGCGATCTGCTCAGACAAAGGATGTTGTTCAACGGAAACTCCGTCACTGGAAACTTTTGCCGGGCTTTGAGCATTTTCTAAAATCGAATTATTTAAATCATCTGCCATAATTGCGGGAGAAGGACTCGAACCTTCACGCTGCGGGTCATGAACCCGCTGAGCTGCCATTGCTCTATCCCGCCATAACAACCATTTATGCGAGCCAAAAGAAAAAGCCGCAGAGGGGTAGAGCCCTCTACGGCTTTATTACTTTTGGTTTTTGCCTGCCCGATAGCTAATCGTCAAGCGTATTAACTTGTCTATCTTAATTTACACTTTCATTTTAGTAAGTCAATATGTCGAGGGGGATTTTAGGCGGTATTTTATAAGGCACTTTCTATTAGTAGAAACTTTTTCAACGTACAGCCGATATCGATGGAGTTCTTGTTAAATTTGGTGTTTATGAACGGCCTGAAAAACAAACTGGAGTACAAATAAAATTGGCTGGCATTAGGATATAAAGCAGACTTATTACCGCAGGTATGCAATGTTTTTACCGAGGCTGACGATGCCGGAGTATTGCTAAAAAACCAAAAACATATCGCCTTTCAATGTAGAATTCTTACTAGGGGATTTGCTCTTGTCGGAATCTCTGCTCTTATTGATGAGGCCACAGGAAATCAAGACGTAAGAGCAAGAGACGCATTGCACAAAATTTTGGAACAATATATTTCCAAAGAATTGATGAAATGGGCAAAAACTTTCCCTGATGAATTCTATCGGCAACTTTTCAGATTAAGAAGTTGGCGATATTCCTTTTCGTCTATCAAGAGACCGGCTCTTGTTGGTAAATTAACAAATGATTTAGCCCAAATTCCGCAGTTTGGGCAAAAATAAATTTTTAATTTACCAA